GTCATTGGCATTTCAACAACACTAAGACCCATCAACGAATCTTCTCGTGCGTTATACATTGTACTGATTAACATTAACATACCTTGTTTCGCACTTAATGGCAATTCAGCTTCGGTTGCACCACAATTAAAAGTAATGTAAATATCAGTATACGATGTGGAAATTGTTAATTGTTCAGTAATTGGATTGAATGAATAATCGTCTGTTGACAGAATTGATTCAACACCGTTGTATGTTGCTTTCACTTCTGTAATGTCAGTAACAAATTTACCGTACAATTGAATATCACCACCCGAAGCACTGAATTGTGTAACAACACCAACGGTTACTAGCCAGTGTAAATACTCTTGTGCGACATTTGCAGCCGCGGGAATGAGTGATGTAATATACGCATCATCTATTGTTTGTGAGGTCATTACACGACACTGTGCTTTAGCTTCGGCAAGTGTGATATGTGTGAATTCAGTTTGTGATATGATTTTAAATGGTAGTGCCATTGTTGATCTCCATTTCTATTGTTTCTAGTCTACAACAACAACTGTTTAGTTTCAAACATAAAAAAGCACCTCGAAAGGTGCTTTATGTTATTCACTTACTAATTTAGATTATGAACCTGAATTAGTTGTACACGCTACAATTTGAATTGCATCGGTATTACCAACACGTTCAAACATTTCTTTGGACGTTTTAACAACCGTACATTGATCTACACTGTAAGGGTCAAGTAACATCTTATCAATATCACCATCATTTACATAATACGCTTTAGATAAATCACCAAAGATGATTGGTGTTGAATCAACAGCAACGTTAGGCATAGTATCATCAATCGTAACAGGATAACCCAAGATTGCAGGTTTACCGCCATTCATGTAATTACCGATGAAGATAGGGTTATTATCTGCATCACGTACTTTTTCAACAATACCTTTCGTTAAACGGTTCATACAGAAACCTGAAGTACCTAAGAAACGGGTTGGGTGACTATTAATTAAGTCAATGAAAAAGTTAACAATAGCTTCATCATCAGAACCTAAAGCACCCGCAACACCTGTAGCAGCAACAGGGTAGAAATCAGGGTCACGAGCATCGGCAGGATCAGCAGCTAATGTAGGTTTAAATGATTCACCTGTACCATCAGTAATATCTACACGATTACTTGATAAGATACCACGAGCGTTTGTACCGTTCGCGTCATCAACACCAGAGCCTTGAAGTACTTGCGCAGCTTGGTAAATACCCATTTGTTCAGCCAGTAATTGAATTAAGTGGCTATATAAATCAACATCAGGCGCAACCATTGCTTCATCAGTTATTTGAGGTTTAGAGTAAACTTTCCACGTTTTACCTCTAATTTGAGAATATTTTTGAGTATCGGTCAATGGTAGTACACTACCTGCGATATTCTCAACACCTGCTGCAACAGATGGATAACCTTGAAGTACCATTACGCGATAATCACGAGTCATAACAGGGTCACGACCAATCAATGACATAATAGGCGAGAATTCACGCGCGTATTCAATCACATCACGTCTTAACACTTCTGCAATAGCTAAAGCACCATCAGCATCAGAGCCTAAATTCAACGTTTTAAGCTGTGCACCTAACGCTTTACCAAGACCTTGCATTAAGTCTTCTTTAGAACCTTGTGCAGACTTAGACTTGAATAAACCACCAAATGCAGCACGAACAACACTACGAACAGCTTCTTTTTCATCACCAGTAGGTGCAAAAGTGTTAGCAGCTTTAGTACGAACATCAGAAATTTCGTCTTCTAAGTCAGCAATAGACTTTTTCAACGCTGCGATTTCTTCACCATCGGTAGACGCTTCAAACTTCTCGTATTTTTCACCGAGTGCTTTGATTTTGGCTTCAATTGATTTTTCAGCAAGAATACGACCTTCTTGAGAATCATCAAATTTCTTTTGCATTGCTGCAAGTAGTTCTTCGATCTTCATAATTAATTCCTTAATAGAATTGTGTAAGTTGATTTAAGTATTTAATTTCTACGTTGACCACAACGCTATTAAGTAGACCACTACTCAATGTGAAAATATTATAGTGATTTATCCATGTTTGCAAGTGTTGATTCTAGCATTTTGATCACTTCTGCATCTTCTTCAACAACAGGGTTATAATCATTGGCAATTTTGTTAGCTTGTCGTTTGCTGAAACCACACTTCTCACGTAACAGTGTTTCAAGTTCACGTTTGGTTGGGTTTTCACCGTTTACCATTTTAGACTTGATATTATCTATAGTAGCCATTGTATTTGATGGTATCGCAACTAAACTTGTTTCGTATATAGAACCACGAGTGAAACAGAAAACATCTTTACCACCAATCAAACGGTATTCACCATCAGTTGCAAAGAAACCAATAGAGAAATCATAAAGACCAAGTTTTAAACGTTCAAACTCTTTTTCTTCCATTGCTTTACGATATACACGCGCCTTAATTCTAACACCTTCAGGATCGTGTGTTAGTTCTAAATCACCAACAGGCTCTTGCATGTTATGGTTCATCAATATGCGTTTAGCTATCAATTCAAAACCAGTGGTATCAACATGTTCTTGATCTAGGTCAATAACCTTTTCACCGTTGATTGACATACGTGATGCAAAACCATCAATATCAACATATTCTTGATTATCAGGAATGGTAATATCTTTTTTGGATATACCAATATTAACGTTAAAATCTTTGTTATTCACTGGCATTTTCATCACCTTTATCTTCAGTTGGTTTATTTTCTTGATTGGCACGTTGTTCATCTACACTAGGTAATTGATCCCATGTACCGAAAGTTAAATTGTTTGTGTCAATGGCAAACACATCACCACCTTCTACTGGATCACGACCTAAATCAACACGACCTTCGTTGACAGATGCAAGACCCATTTTAATTTCACTACCCACCGCTTCAACCATTCTATGAGGTGAACCGTTGTAGAATGCCTTACGATTAAAGCGTACAAATTTTTGCACCCTGAGTGTACTAAGCAGTAAGTTAAATGTATTCTCTAATTTAATCAGTATTGGTTCAATACCATTACGCATATAGAATTCATCAATATCAAGCATCGTTTGCGAACTGGCTGATTTACTATTAATACCAATACGCTCAGGTGGTACACGAAATATTCTACAAATACGATTTACACTAAACTCACGACTAGCCAATAATTCGGAATCTTTAGGTGATAACTGTAATGATTTAATATCCATACCATCTTCAAGCACTGGTATGTTACCTACACCTGTTGTACCTCTAAACGTTTTCCAATCGCTTTTAAGTCTTCTAGCTGCATCATCGTTAACTGATTTATCTGTTGTTAACGCAAATTGTGACGTAATACCATCTGATTGTAATGTTGACCATGTTTCTTCTGTGTCATGTGTACTGTTCAAGAAACTTGCATTGTATTGAATTGGTGATGTTGGTGTAAGACCATCTAATGTGAATTGGTTAATAACAATAAGTTCATTAATACCAAATACAAGTTTAGGTTTACCGTCGTTTGTTGTGTAGTTGTAATAGACATTACCGAACGCATCCATTGCAGGTGTTACATTCTGTTGGTGACGAAGTGGTATAATCTCCATGAGACTACCACGGTCATTATATGACGGATATGCATAGAACGCACCATATAGTTCATAACTTGCTACTGCGTATTCTGTGAAACCTTGCATGGTCATAAAGTCACAAGGTTTCACAGTGAATATTTTGTGCAAGCGTCCACTATCGATTTTCTGTACTTTACCACCTTCTTTATCGTACAAGGATAATGGTAATCTACCAACCGTTTCAGACTTATCACGAACACAAGTGTAAACCGTTTCAATAGTAATTGCTTTTGATGGTGAAATACTATTAGTGGTATTGGCGAATATATTAATACCAAAATCATCACCAAATTCTTTCTTGTTTTCAGCTACAAATGTTTTAATTTCAGGTACAGGACTGTTGACCGTTTGAACTGGTGAATTCATTAACGGGTAAATTGTTGGTTGTTTTCTCATTAACACAGTCCTTAAATTACTGTTAAACCTTTGTGATTATACACACTACTGTTAGTTGTGAAAAGAGTAGCACTTGATAAAGCAATAATAAATGCTGCTAACGGGTCAATTTTTTCATTTTTGTAATCATCTTTGTATATTGCCATGTTATTGAACTTTGTCAAATCCATGACAGCACAAGTACAAGCAAATTCAAACATTGTATCACCACAGTATCTAAATAATTCATCATCTATCATTGCCTCAAATTTCTTAGCGGGTTCAGACATATTACTTGGCCCCTGAGAAACAGATAACATTGGTAAACCTTCATCTTCCAAATCCATGGCAACTTCTTTCATGTGATAAGGGTCATAACCGATAGATTCACACAAGGGTAACATATTATAAACTTCACGTATTAAACGTTTCACATGTTCATTTCTTATACGTGATGATTCGGTTATTATTTTTAGATAACCTGCATCTTCTGCTTTTTGATAAATTTTATTCAAATAATGTGTTGAGTCTTTGACAACAGCTTGCGTTTGTAAGTTAAACCAGAACGCGGTAACACCACCATCATCATCAGGGAATAATACACATAAACTTGTAACGTCACCACCTAATGATCTATCAAAACCAATGTAACATTTCTTATGTTTGTAATCATCGAATTTCAAATCTTCATTTTTACATGCTCTTACTGTTTCGATGTTAAGCCACTTATCAGCCCCGTTAACGAACTTATTACAATGCTTAGTTAAGAAGTTGGCTTTCTGTTCAAACGAGTTTAACGCCTTGTTATATTCACCTCTAAGATACTGCATTGATGGTCTACCGTACAAAGCAGACGGGTTTGATTT